AACCTGTTACGGTGCTTTCTACATCAACATCAACTGGTTTTTTAACACTACGTCTTATGGGTGTAATGTCATTATATATGCCACCAGACTCAATGTAATATTTTCTATCTGTACCTAAACCAAGGAATTTGTCACCAGCTAAATTTGTCCAAGTATGTAAAGTTCTAGGTGTGCCAAGGTAGGTGTTATTAGATAATTTTTCCCAACCACCTATCTTCTCAGGATAACCAAAACGAAACCTAACTTTGTCACAGTCATTCCAACCACCTTCATTGCTATATGAAGTAGTCTCTTTATTTATTCCGGGTTTAAACTGTAACTTAGTTAGAGGCATGTTTTACCTCTTTATTCTGATTCTTCTACTACAACGGCCTTTGCAGTTCTTTTTTGTCCAGCAGATAAAAACGATGGCACAGAACCAGTTGTTTTAAGATGTGCTGGATATATTCGATAAACAACATCGTCTAAGTCTGCTTCAGTCCATTTTGACTCTAACTCAAGAAAAGTCCATGTACCGTCAGTAAATGTAATCTTTGCGGTTCCATTATTAATTTCTGATACCGTGTATTCCATACTCATTGTATTTATCCTCTATATATTATGGGGCGTTTCCTTGAACGGTTCCATTGTTAGTAAAGGTCAGAGTTCCTCCTGACGACCTAGCGTATTTTCCAGCAATACCACCAGCAGCCCCAGCAGACCCGTTAGAGTAATTCCCGTTAGATCCAGTAGATCCAGTAGATCCAGCACTGCCAAAATCACCACCAGTGCCGCCAGTGCCACCTGCGCCAGCATTAGTGCCGCCACTAGCTCCACCAGAGCCACTAGCAGCAGATTGATTATATCCTGTGCCTACACCCCCTGATCCACCAGAACCACCGCTTGTGTAGGTAGTGCTAGTTGAATAGGTGCTTATGGCATAATATTGGTAGGTGTCGTTGAGCCGTAAACTTCTTCTTGCATAGCCCCCTGAAAATGCTGGAAAACCTGAACCCCCATATACAAGAAAACTATCATTCAGAAGCACATCATGAACGCTTCCACGCTTTCTATAATATGTAGAAGGGTTTTCACCACCTAAATTATATAGCTCAGAGCCGTAACTGGTGCTTGAGTATGAGCCTTGACCACCAGTGCCGCCCTGACCGCCCCCACCACCACCTGCACGAACAAGGCCGTTGTTAATAAACGTGCAAGTGGTTGCTGCTTCAAACGCGTCACCGCCATTACCACCAGCAGTGCCACCTGCACCAGATAGTGTGCCATTGTTGGTGATGGTAATAGTGCCTGCGCCACCAGAAGGAACTTCTAACGCTTCTTCTGACGTGCTTGTTGCACCTAACTCAACACCACTATCAATCACGATTTCTTTTGGATAATCCAAATCAAAATCATCGCCAAAAATTGTACTGGCATTTTGATTGGTTGCACCGCTGGTATATGTTTTGCGAAAGCCCTTAGCTGTGCTTCTAAAGTCTGCAATTTTAATTTCACCGCTTGTCGGAACAGATGCGGCAAGATTTGTAGCAGTGTTGTCATTAGCTTTGGCTTTTATGTTTGTTCCACCACGATACAAATCTGAATATGAGATAGCAGAAGATCCACCTACGAACTCAGTTCGTAAATCCGAAAAACTAACTGCGCCACTCGATGCGATAGCCATTAGATTGACCCAAATGCAGTTACATCATCAACAGTTACAATCTCACCGTCATCTGCAAACTTAATTTTTGCAGTGCCATTATACTTAAATAACAGATTGTTACCGCTCAACTCTATTGTCCACTTACTTGAACCAAATTGAATAGCCTGACTATTCGTGTCCAGCGTACCTCCAAGCTGCGGACTCGTGTCGTTAACAAGGTCGGTAGGAACTGAAAGCACATTACTAACATCTGTTACAGCAGCCCCACTACCAGCACCGTCACAGAAAATAATTTTAGAGGTTCCGTTGCTTACACTTACATCTGCACCAGAACCCTGTGTAAAGGTTGCTGTTTGACCAGACGCATTGTTAACAATAAAGAACTTTTTAAGTGTGTTAGGTGATATTGTAATCGTGTTTGTACCAGAGGGAGAGCCTATTAAATTTAAAAAATTAAACTGAGCCTCTGATGCCGTTCCGTCACTAGCAGTTAACGTATGCGTAGTGCCGCTAAGTGAAATGTTTCCCACTCCACCAAGACGATCAACAATATCAAAATTTGTATTAGTTGTATCGCCCCAAGTTCCAGCCTGTTCGCCGGTAGCGGGTTTTTCAAGACCAATGTTTGTGTATGAACTAGCCATGTCTCATTTCCTTTTCAGGGTTTCAAACAAATATACAGCAATATTTTTTATGCCGCAACCTCTGTCCAAATGTTAGAGGTTGATGGAACAATCCTGCCCCAAATTATAGGGTCAGAAATACTGCCTGTTCCAACCACTCCTGTTAATGACACAACAGCCGTGCCAACTACCGATTCACTGCCAAGACCTGATGTCATAGCTATTCCAGTAGGAGTAGGTGCAACATCTATAATAATAGTTTCACTACCTAAAGCGGATGTTGCAGCAACTCCTGTAGTAGGCGCACCTGTGTTAGTTTCAATGTCTATACTAGCAAGTGTGCCTGTGCCAGCAACTCCTGTGAGAGTTAAAACACACGTTCCAACAACACTTTCATCGCCAAGCCCAACAGAACCAACTAAGCTGTCTTCAGTAGCAATCGCTCCTGCACCAACTAAAACCGACTCAAGAAGTGTTGTTCCTACAACACCTGTAACAGTTGTGGTTGAGTTACCAACAACAGTTGGAGTGTTTAAGTTTGTAGTGCCTACCAAACTTGAAGGGGTGATAATCTGGCCAACGTCAGCGTTGACACCGCCACCCCATACACCCTCACCCCAAGTTCCATTACCCCAACCAGTAAGACTTTCGGTTGTTCCTAAAACACCTGTTACGGAAAAAGACACAGGTATTGAAACAACAACTGTGCCTACTGCACCAGTCGCAGTGACACTTGTAAGCTCTGCTACGTTTGCTATAAAAATAAATACAGTGCCTACAGCAGTTGTTCCCGCAACGCCTGTTGGTGATACGAGTGCACCAGCAGAGACAGATTCATCGCCCAAGGCTGAAGTTGAAGCGAGTCCTGTAACAGCCACTGTGGCATCAGCAAAACCGCCCCAACCACTTGCGTTCCACGCACCTTGACCCCAACCGTTTACAGACATAATAGCCTGCCTTTAGGCAATACGGATGATTGCGCTGGATCCGTTTGCCGTTGGAAACTGTATTGTAAACGTGCCAGATGTAGATGACTTATTACTTGTAAAATCTAGTACAGCCACGGCTTTGTTACTGTCTGTGCTGTTGTATATCAAAGCACCCATTGCAGTGATCGTTGCTGTAGTAAAACTTAAGTCAGCAAAATCTGTAAAAGCTGTTGTTCCAGATGATGTCGGGTCTACTCTAGTTAGAGTTCCACCACCAGATGCATATGACCCACTATTTGCAACTTCACCAGTCGTTGTAAACGCGGTAGTCGTAGCACCTAATGTTGCAGTTGTGGAGGATTTTCCGCCACCACCTTCTGCGTATAAAGCCAGTTTAAAGGTGTCGCCACCTGAGTTTTTAAAGTTGTGCACACCCTCTAAAAGTTCTTTTTTAAAAGAGGTGCACATTGCTTGTGCTATAGCCATGTCTATATTCTCCTAACAAGTTCAGCCATGTCGCTGTTTCCAGCCTGTGACATCTTGTTGGCGATAGTAGCACGTTCTTCTCGGCGCGCCAACTCCATGTAATGATATAATACATGACGCAAATGATTTTGAAAAGCCTCGGCTTGATCTCGTATTGCAGGAGGAGCCGTGTTAGACACAGACATAATTTTATCCATAGCTAATTCAACTAATTGTTCTGTGGAATGACCGCCACCATCAGAAGTCATAACATTAACAGAAGATACCTGCACACCTGTTTCAAAACTAATCATTTTCTTCCTCATAACTTACGTTTGGTATATCGTGCCTGCCTATTAAAACAGGATCTTTTCCATCTAAAGGTTCTGGGGGCGATAAGCCCTCTTCGTGTAAATATTTAGACAACTTGCTTTGTTTAGACACAACAAGCTGATTATCCACCATTCTTTGAACTAAAGGATCTTCAAGTCGATGATAACCATACAACTTTTCGTTTTCAGGAACATTGGTGTCTAAAAGACCAGAATGAGGAGCTACTTCAACAAGCACTCCTCTAGACAAAGCCGCTGCACACCAAAACTCTACACAGGCCCTGCCCGCTTCTGCAAAATGAATGTTTTCTTTGTAACTAAAATCTATGCCATACAGGCATACTTTTGCAACTTTGGAGTAAATAGCAAAGGCCATGGCGTAAGCCACGGTATTGTTGAAGTAACAAAAAGACACGTCTTTTATAACTTTTTCCAAGGGATACTCTATTATTTCAGGCACTCTACTATCTAAAGCACAAGAATAAATCGGGCCCTTATTTGGGGTCTGTAACAAAAACTCTTTTGCTATCCCTGTTTGTTTTCCAGCTTTTACGTCATCTAAAAAACGCTCTGCTGGGTCCATCATAAAAGTGCGGTCAACTTGTAATACCGCACCTATACAATTTATACCCCAGATTTCATCAAATTTTTTAGAATTTATCCTATGTAAAACAAAATCGCTAAAGCTGCCTCCCATAGCTACAATAGCGATTTCTTTCCCTTTCAGGTTTTTTTTCATTGTTTCCTAACTCTTGTTAATCCCTCTCTATAAGCATCTGTATTCTCTACACCTTCTGCATAAAGTTTTAAACGAGTAGCAGCCTCAATAAACCGCTTTTCATATTCTTGCGATAGAGAAGGATCTCCTTTCATAAAGGTGTAGGCATCCACTAAACAACCGTATAAAAGAACATCTGGAGCATTTTCTCCAAACCATGAAGTACCTGCACTTCCAGTTATAGAACTTGGTCGATAATAATAATGAAGTTCACAAGTATAAGCAGCGTCTGGAGTAGGAGCTAGTATAAAGTTGTCTACATCAAACAAACTGTAATACTTAGGTGTACCTGTGGTAGATGGGTTAGGCGTGTACTCCTGCAAAAAATTAACATCCTTCTGAAGTAAAAAAACATTTTCATTGTTTTTTACTATAGATAAAGAGAAAGATGCTAAATAATCTGAAGGAGCGGCTAAAAATTTATTGCCAGAAGTGGTTGACGCTGTTGCGTTTTTCCTAAAAAAATCAAGATCAACTAGTTTTAATAGTCGTTCTTCTGTGTTTTTAATGAAATTATCAAGATTATTAACAAACGTAGTCTCACTGTTTTCTGTGTAATCTTGGATAGCTGTTTTTAAGGTAGTATGTGTATAAGTCATTTTTTACACTATTGTTATGTTTCCGACCATGCTGCTATGCACAGTGCATTGATATACCAAAGAAGTATCACTTGGTTCATGTGGCACAATAAATTGTGTAACACCTGTAACACTATTGTAATTTTCTGTAACACCTGTTGTAAACGCGGAGCCCCCGGAACTGGTTCTTATTTGTAAAGGATGACCACTAACATGACTAGAGTTATCTATTATGTAAGTATGTCCTTTGTAAAAGGTAAAATTAGGATTATTTCCGGAAGTAGCACCCGGACCAGAAAATTGATAAGCTGATCCTGTAGCCGCCGTTGTGGTGTATTTAGTTACAGGACCAGTGGTTTCATCGTTTAACCTAATCCAAACCCCACCATGAGCAAAATACAGCCCACCAGTTGCGTGAACGTGAGCTACAGCTCCATGATATGTTGAAGCACTAGGTAAATCGCTCAAAGCACCATAATAAAAGACTATTTTGTTTGCACCAGAACTAACATCAAAAAGACCATTTGCATCTATTATATCAGTCAAAACGCTAGAACTGTTTCCTAACGCTGCATAAATCTCATTGAAATTGTCATTAATCTTATCCGCACCAGCACGAAGAGTATCACCTGTGCCATCGTTTGCGCTTGATCCAATTCCTACTGTTTGTTTTGCCATTTAAGCCTCGTCAAAAGTCCTACTTGTTGCATCAAGTGTAACACTTGTTGAGTCAAAGGTCGATGTTGACGTTGTTACAGAAACTGTTACAGACCCAAGTGTAATAGTGGAAGAAACACCTGTTAACTCAACAGGAGTGACAACAGCCCCACTAAAAGTAACTGTGCCAACTTTACCCTCTGCTTGAGGAACCAACTCATGCCGCAAAGTGGTTATGTTAAAAACAGGAAACTCAATTTTAGCGTTAAATATGTTATTAGTGTTTGGTCTAGGTTCTCTAAGTGTTTGTGGGTCATGTACTTTTTTAAAAGGTCCAAGTTGAGGATGTTTTCTTTCAAACTCATCCTTCCCGACTAATAAACCGTTCCATTCTTTACGCATGTCTCTGTATCTATAACGCATTCCAGAGCGATCAGATATGGCGTAAGCATTTTTTCCAGAGGCGTATCTAGCCATTAGTTTGCCCTAAAGTAAGCATATTCCGGAGTCACTGTGAAACTAGCTCTATCTCTGTCCTCTCCCATAGCCCTTTCAAACTCTTCCTCATATATAACTTTTAACATTTGAGTGCGTTCAGGAGCGCGTTTAAGTGAAAGATAGTAGGCTAAACCAGCCGCTAAACAAGGGTAGAACCTAAAAGGTACGTCCAAAGTGTTTACAGCAGTATCAGCGTCATCTATGCGTGTCAAAGCATTGTAAACGACCACATCCGTGCTGTTATCGGGTGTTGGCCATAAACGTAAGCTGGGCGTTACTTGTCTATCCAAGAAAAACTGTGTGGGCCTACCAGTGGTGGCTTTAGTAGGAATGTTTAGATCGTCATCCCGACTAACTCTTGTTAAAGAAAAATCCGTGCTACTACGCGTCACAACAGCACTTAATATGTCTATTATGTCCGTAGACAGAGCGTATGTTCTTGTCCCAGAGGTTAAGGCTTGTGTTCGTTGTGTTATAGTCCACTGATTAAGACCACGATTGGCCCACTCAGCTAACATCAAGTTAAGAGAACGTCGTGCAG